ACCTGACTAAGTTCCTGATGGCTGGATATGACTGGATTTACACAAAAGGCTTGCCACAACTCTTGAGTGCTGTGCAGGCTTTGGGTGACACGCTGGCCAGTTTCGTTGGTAAGGCTGCACGTCAACTTCCAGCCCAACTGGTAAATATGCTTGTCGTCATCGGTGGATGGATATTGTCTGAAGGTATCCCAGCACTTCTGGCTATGGGTACTCGACTTGCTGGGTCGCTGATTAAGTGGACTTTGACTATCGGTGGACAACTCATCGTTGGTCTTGGTGGGGCGATTGTTGCTTTAGTCGCTGCGGTACCTGACATCTTTGCTGGCTTCGTTAAAGGTATTGCAAACATCGCAGTCAATACAGTCAAGGGTTTTGTTGGCAAGTTTGGTGAAATGAAAACAGCATTAGCCAATGTTGCGGTATCTGTAGTCAACACTCTTATTGATGTATTTAACAAGATTCCTTTGATCCCTAATATCCCCAAGATTACTTTGGACACCAAGAAACTTGGTACTCAGGTTGGTCTGACTGGTGCGCAACTACAAACCGTTAACGAAAGATTTGATGATGTTAACGGGACTTTGAAGGTTGGCTCTGATGTCATGAACGATTTCAAGGAAGAAACCAAGAAGACTGAGACTGCTACTGGTGGTGCTTCTAAGACGATGAAGACTGCTAAAGAAAAGTTAGAGATGTACACGGATGCTTTGAAGAAAAGCACTTCAGCACAAAAGAGTTTCTCTAAGGCTCAGAAGGATACGAAGTCTGCTCAGGATGATTTGGCTACAGCCAATACTGATTTGGCTAAAGCACAGGCTGATTTGGATAAAGCTGTTGCCGGATATGGTGCTGATTCACCTGAAGCAATTAAGGCTCAGAGAGAATTAGGTAAGGCTCAGCGTGAAGTTGAACGTGCTGGATACCAAATTGAGGAATCGTTGTTCGCTGTAGCTGATGCCGAGAAGGCTTTGGCTGAAATTCGTAAAGACCCTGAATCTACTCCTCAAGCTATCCGTGAGGCTGAGATTGCTTTGGCTGAGGCGAAGTTGTCTTCAAGGGATGCTATTGATTCACAGAAGGAAGCGACTGATGGTTTGATTGAATCGCAGTCATATTTGAATGAGTTGGTTAATGGGGCGATTATTGGTTCTGAGTTTTATACGAAGTTCTCTGAAGAGTTGACTGAGGCTCAAAAGCGTCAGGCTGATGCACAGGACAAGCTCGCTGATGCGAAGGATCGTGAAGCTGAAGCTCAGGAGCGTTTGAATGAGGCGTTGGAGAAGACTGCTGAGTTGATTACTAAGTATCCGAAGGTGCTTGGTGGTATGCCTAACCCTGTTGCTATTGCTACTGGCGCACAAACTTTGGCTGATAATAATGCTGGAAGTTTGTTTAATGGTGGCGGTATGGGTACTGTCAATATCGAGGTGAATGCTGGGTTGGGTGCGAGCGGTATTGAGGTGGGTCAGGAGATTGACCAGTATTTGCGTGAATACTTGAACTTCACCGGTGGACAATTCTCGTTTGGTTCTATCGGTTCTATCTTCTAATGGCTAAGCAAGCGATATGGGGGGAAACCCTTAAGGTCAATTTGGATGTTGGGTTCAAGACCAACATCTTCAAATTGGACTCCAGCCTTCTTGACGGGACTGACACCCTTGAAGGTTCTACAGAGTTTGTGGATATTACTGAGTATGTTCAGAACATCACTATCAATCGTGGACGCACCAACCAGGTAGACACGTTCAACACCGGAACACTTGCCATCCTCGCTGATGACCGTGCATCTGGCAGGTCATTCGACCCGTTGAACACAGCCTCACCTTGGTATCAGGGAGACTTGGGTATTGCTCCACGTCGAGCGGTTGAGGTTTATGGTGGTTCGGCTGGAACGGCTGCGATGTTCAAGGGTTACATCTATGACTTGAACATTGAATACGATGAACCACAGTTATCATCAGCACAGATTCTTGCTGTTGATGCTTTGGCACAACTATCCCAAACCAACCTTGTCGGATTCAATCCTTCGCAGCAGCTCACGTCTGAGCGGGTTGATGCAATCTTGTCTAGGAATGAGGTGTCGTGGTCAACTGCGTTGCGTGAAATTAACCCTGGGTTGGCAACGGTTGGGACGGTTGCGTATGAGGATAATGCGAACGTGTTGGAGGCTTTGCAGGCTTTGCAGGTTTCGGAGAATGGTCGGTTCTATGCGTCCCGTGATGGGATGTTGGTGTTTGATCCTCGTATTCAGGTTTCGTTTGGGACGGCTGTGGCGGTGTTGGGTGGGACTGCGGTGACGGATGTTCCGATTCGTTCGTTGAATAATTTGTATGGTGCTGAGACTGTGTTGAATCGTATTTCGGTTCAGGTGCAGGGTTCGAGTGTGTTGAGTGTGGTGAATGGTACGGCTTCGCAGGCTGAGTATGGGATTAAGAACTTTGCGTTGAACAATTTGCCATTGGTCAATGATGCTGCTGGTTCGGCTTTGGCTGTTGCTTTACTTGATAGGTATGGTGAGCCGGAGGTGGTGTTCAATGAGACCAGCGTGCTGTTGAACGGTTTGTCTTCGGCTCAGCAAGAGTTGATGGCCTCGTTGGAGATTGGTGATATTTTGGCGGTGGAGAAACGGTTCGCTGTTGGTACGCCTTCGGTGGTTCGACAGAACGTGGTGGTCGAATCCATTAGACATCAGATCGCTCCGTCACGTCATGAGGTGTTTTTAGGGTTGGGTCAGGTTCAGTTGGTGTCACCATTCTTGCTTGATTCTTCACCGCTTGATGACACCGATTTTGCTGTGGCATAGACTCTAAGAACTATGGCTGCCTGTAAATATATTTACTGTGACAATGGTGTAAAGTAGGAGAATCATGGCTGGACTTGGAAGAAAAGAATGGTCGCCTGGCGACACCTTAACTGCTGCGGACGTTAATGGTTATTTGATGGATCAATCGGTGATGGTGTTCGCAGGAACCGCAGCCCGCGCCTCAGCCATCCCAACCCCCTCCGCTGGAATGGTTGCATATTCAACAGCGACAGGTTTAGAGGTTTACAATGGTTCATCTTTTACTGCTATTACTAAGGTTTTGCAGGTTGTGCAAGCAACATTTGGCACGGCAACCACAACCACTTCCACAAGTTATGTCACAACAGGGCTAAACGCAACTATCACGCCATCATCAACCACTTCTAAAATTTTGGTCATGGTGACTGTGCCAGCACGGAATGCAAACTCTAACGGTGCAGGTTATTTCACAATTTTCAGAGGCACAGTCGCAGGAACAAACCTTTTAGGTTCGTTTGGATTTTCTGGCGTATACAGCAGCGGTCTTACAAGATGCACAGTCGCAAGCAATTATTTAGACAGTCCAGCAACAATTTCTGCACAAACATACACAGTCGGAATGAAAGCAGAATCGGCCTCTTCGGCAATAATTGCACAAGAAGATTCAATGACTAGCACGATGACACTTTTGGAGATTTCAGCATGACCGACTATGTAGCAGTTTTACAAGCCAACTATGCAGGCACCGAATGGTCTATTGAAGGCAACGATTACGCCACGCTTGAATGGTTTAGTGAAAGCACCAAACCAACACAAGCCGAACTTGATGCACAATGGGCACAAGTGGACTACAACAACCAAGTGACAGCCGTTGAGACGACACGCCGTACACAATACGAAGCCCAATCAGACGGTCTATTTTTTGAGTGGCAACGCGGCACAAATACTCAAGCTGCATGGGAAACTGCAGTTCAAGCAATCAAAGACGCAAATCCATACCCGCCAGCCCCGTAATTTTTTAATTTTTCCTGCGGATGGGAAGTAGTATTCGTGGGACGAAACAAATCAGGCTTGGGTCGAGTCTCCCGCTATCTAGTTTTCTTCCCAGCGTTAGTAGGTTTTCTTTTCACAGCGTCGTCGGCTGAGGCTGATGCGTTTGGTGTGTGGGAGTTCTCGAAGTCTTGTCTTGCTGAGCAGGGTGGGTTTGTTGAGCCGGTTGAGGGTGGGTTTAGGTTGACGGGTGCTGATGGTGGTACGTGTGCTGGTCAGTCACATTGGGTGAAACTTGAGGCCATCATCCCAGAGGAGACAACTGAACTCGGTTTCCAGTGGGCGTATCAGACGAACGATGGTGCGAATTATGACCCGCCACAAATCATTCTCAATGGGGTTGTGACTCAGCTGACGAATCAGAGTAACGCCACCGGATCAGGACTCATAACAGTTGAGACTGGTGATGTGTTTGCGTTCCAGCAGTACTCGACTGATTCATGCTGCCAACCAGGTCTGCTCACGATTACGGGGTTGACATTAGGCTTGGGTGAATGGGTATCTACAACCTCATCCACAACAACGACGACGACCTCTACTACTACTGTCCCGTCAACGACTGTCCCTGTCACCAACCCGACTACTACGACAGTTCAAGAAACAACTACAACGACTTCGAGTCTTCCTCAAACGTCCGTCCCAACAACCACAACGGAACCACCACAAACAACAACAACAGTCCAAGAAACAGTTTCAACGGATACCTCAACTAGCTCGACTACGAGTACAACTACTTCAACGACTGTAGTCCCAACAACGACCACGACAGTTTATGTTCCAACGCTAACAACCACGACGACGACGGTTTATGTTCCACCGGCAACGACAACTACTGTTCCCGAAACAACAACGACAACCACCACAACGGAACCAGAATTAGCCCCCACCACAACACTCCCGCCTCCGTTAGAAACAACCAGCACAACTTCAACAAATCCACCAACAACGACATCAACCGTCCCTCCTGTGACCACATCTCAACCAGATGTGACCACAACGCTACAAGCCCCCACAGATGAGCCTGAACCACTCACCCAAACAGAACTACTAAACACCCTAGAAGCCCTCTCAGAAGCCTCCACAGAGGCCATAGAAGCCATCGTGGATTCAGTCCTCAGCAAAGACCTAGACACCAGCCAAGCCACCCTCCTCATCACCAGCCCAGCCGTACTAGAAAACATCACCACCGCCCAAGCCGAACAACTCTTCAACGAAATCGCCCCAACCGAACTCAGCCCCGACGAAGCCGAAGCAGTAGTCGAAGCTGTGCAATCGGCACCTTCGTCCGTGAGAAAAGCATTTGAATCTGTGCTGAATATCTTCCAAGGTTTCGCAGACAACTATGTTCCACTCAACTCGACTGTGCCGGTTAGCACTCGTCGTGCGCTGATTGCTTTGGGTGCTGTATTCTTGACGGTAGCCCCTGCACCAGCAAGAAGGATTCGGTGATGAAGTTTTGGGGTGAGTTCCATGCGTTGATATGGACAATCGCAGCATCAGTCACCACGATCCTCACGTTGTCTGGCAAGTTGCAACAGATCGTGATCTGGCTCACAGCAGCAGCTCTCGTTCTGCACTTCATCGGCGCATACACCAATAAGGACAACAACTAATGGAAACCCTCAAGACCCTCATCCTTCGTATCGTTGCAGTATTCGGTTCATCAGCTTTGGCTGCTGTTGCCGGTGGTGCAGTCCTCGACGTGGAACTTTGGAAGGCAGCAGCAATCGCAGGTATCGTCGCTGCAGCCAAAGTCACCGAAGCCCTCCTTCGTGCATGGTCGTCCGATGGTGTTCTCACCAAAGAGGAAATCGCTGAAGCGTTCGGCAAGGCTAAGTAATGGCCTCAGCCAAGAAGAAGGTCTCTGACCTTCCGATCATTCCTGTTGTGCTGTGCTCGTGTTTGAAGAACGCTGTGCCTGGCAAGTTGCCAGCTAAGTTGCTTCGAGAGATTGAAGGCAAAGGCAAACTTCATCATTGTGCAGCGGATGCGTATGAGGCGATGGACGCTGCTGCGAACGCTGAAGGAATTGACTTGTCTCCCAGTAGCCGAGCCGATACATATCGCAGTTTGGAGACCCAAGAGTACGGTTTCTATCAACGCCATCAGCTGGAGCCTGTGAAGGGTGTGAAGCCGAAGGTCTACAAAGGCCAAGCGTGGTACCTCAAGAAGGGCATGGCTCCCTTGGCGACACCTGGTCAATCGAAGCATAACCTCGGGATCGCCATTGATATTGCGAACGCCAACGGTAAACGGCTTGAGTGGTTGAAGAAGAATGCTGTGTCGTTTGGGTTTTCGTGGGAGGTTGTTCCGCAAGAACCTTGGCACTTGAGGTTTGTGGCAGGCAGTAAGACACCGGAGCGGGTGAAGGCTTGGTTGGCTTCGAAGGTGCAGGCGTGACGTGGAGGTTGTCCTCGCAGCGTTGGTCACCGCAGTTGGTGGAGTCATTACTACGATTCTGCTGAAGGTACGGAAAGAAAACACGAACGACCATGCAAGCGTCATGGAAATCCTGCGGTCAGTCGGTGGAAAAGTAGAGCGAATTGATAGTAAGTTAGATTCGCATATCGACTGGCATCTCAAGGAGGCTACAGGTGGGGAAGTTTCTAAGCGAAATTAAAGGTCAGCCCGTTGGTAATAGCGGGAGCATAGATTTCATTCTCGCCAAACTCGGCGAAGCTGATGGTCGAGACCTGATCGATGCGTTGAATGACCCTACGATTCGTCCGACCCAAATCATTAAAGCGTTGCAAGCCCGACAAATAAAACTCTCTCCGTCAGTCATCACACGATACAGGGCTGCCAATGTCATTACTCAATGAAATTAGGCACAACTATTATCCTGCGTGGCCTGTTATACAACAAGGCAAGAAGTATGCGCTCCCTACAACGAAGACAACGAAGACACCTCAACGAGACTATGCAGTCGCAGTCGTCCTACCAGACATGCAACTCGGATACTTCCGATCACACGACAACACACTCGAACCCATCCACGACGAGCAAGCCTTAGACGTTGCCCTACAAATCGTCAAAGCCTCCAAGCCCGACCAGATCGTGTTGGTTGGTGACAACCTAGACCTCTGTGAGTTTGGCAAATACAGGTACACCCCAGCGTTCGCACGAACCACCCAAGCAGCAATAGACCGTGCCAGCCAGCTCTGCGCACAACTCCGCAAACTAGCCCCAGACGCTCGAATCGTTTGGATCGCAGGCAACCACGAGGAACGGCTCGGCAACTTCATCCTTGACGGTGCTGGTGCAGCGTTCGGGTTGAGGCGTGGACTCAGGCCTGAAGAGTGGCCTGTGATGTCGGTGCCGTATCTGTGCAACCTTGACGACTATGACGTTGAGTATCTGCCTGGATACCCGACGGGAGCGCATTGGATCAACCAGCGTCTTCATTGTATTCACGGAGACCGTGTCGCATCCGGAGGCTCAACCGCCCATAAATACCTCTCAACAGTCAAAACCTCAGTCATCTACGGTCACATTCACCGACGAGAATGGGCAGAACGGACTAGGGATGACCATGACGGAGCGAGAACAATCCTCGCTGCATCACCTGGTTGTCTCGCTCGCATTGATGGTGCTGTGCCTTCAACACGTGGAGGTCATGACTTGGATGGTCGTCCGTTGTATCGAGCGGAAGACTGGCAACAAGGACTCTCAGTCGTTGAATATATTCCTGGTGACGGGGAGTTCAACCTAGAAATGATTCCAATTAGGGACGGCTGGGCTAGGTGGAGAGGACGAGATTATGTCGCACGATGAGATGAGGACGATGGTTGTGGTGAGATGGCATGACGCTCATTCTGCAACTGACACGTGGACACCGATAGATGACATCGGCACCGACCCTTGTGAAGTCGTCAGCTGTGGGTTCTTACTAGCCTCCAGCGATGGTGGCAAAGAAGACCACATCACGATATTCCAATCAAAGACTGACGCAGACGACGTTGACGGGGTTTTATGTATCCCCGTTGCTATGGTTCAAGACATGAAAGTCATGACCAAAAACAT